ATTTGGGCAATAATCATCATTTTGCTCCAACTAGTTGCGCTAGTTGTGCTTGATGACGACGATCTTCTTTTTGTTTTTGATCTTTGATGAGTTGTAAGAAGTTAAGTTTTTGCATCACTTATGACCCTCCTTTACAAACTTAACACCACGATAGGTTTCGTTGTATTGTTGAGCTTGCTGTTGCATTTGCTGTTGATACTGAATACGCTTTTCTGTATCGTATTCAACACCACGATAAACTACTTTCGACATTGGTTTTGCTCCTTAAGAAATGAGAGTTTTAATTCCCGTTCCTTTGGGCGGCGTTTCCGTCTATTTTACACTCTTTTTTAGTTACTTGTTTAACTTCCCAGATTAAATCATTCTTTTGTGTGGATGTTAAACTAGTCATTTCAATTCTTTTAATTAAGAATTGTGCTTGGAGACAAGTTAAAAGAAGTGTTTCCATAGATGAACGATTTGCGTTCCGCGTCGTCCTACTTGCGTCCAGATTTTCTGGATGAACGTAAGGTCATTATAGACCCTTTCAAAGTATATAGTCAAGTAATGTTGTATAATATGTTACAATTTTAAAAATCTTCGCGTGAGAAAATTTTGGCGGAAATTTTTTACCCCATTTGGGAAATCACTTTCGCTTTTTCTTTTCGGGTGACTTTGTTCCCCAAAGTTTTGGGTTAGCTCTGCCATATCCCCAACCAATGGATTTTAGATTTTCACGAAACTTGTCCCAATACATATCGAATAGTTTAACTCTAGAACCTCTTGTAAGGTCAAAACAAATCTTATCTTCTACAAGATACTTGATAATATAAGCATCATTTGGAGCATCTTTCGTACATACTTCGGCATAGGATCCATCTTGAATCAAGATATCACAACCGTATCGTGATTTACAAGTTTCTTTTTCTGCTGGAGTCCAATGTTCCATATGCTTTTCTGTATTTTGTGCTCTTTCTACAACATCACGAAGTTTACTCATACTCAAGAACGACCTCCCCACTGAATATCAGGATATGCTTCAGCAACAATTTCCTTTGTAATTTTATATTTTGTATCCAGTTTTTTATCTTTTACAAGACAAAGAATTTCTGCTTCAAGTGGATGAAGACCTTCAAGAATATTAATAAACATTGTCTCACGACGAATACTATTCAAAGAATCATTACCACCTTTGATAAAATGATAAAAATTTACATATTCTCTTGTGATGGTAGTATGACCTTGCTTGTCACTAGATCCTAATGAAAATGATCCAGTTTCGTGCATTCTACGAACTTCTTCAGTAATTTTAGTTGTAAGAGATCCATTATAAGAAGTTTGATCTGCATATCCAGAGTAAGGAACAGATCCCTCTGGAAGCATCGAAATTACGGAATCATCAAAGTTCCAAATTAAAATTGCCTTTAAAGAGACACTTTCATATTTTTTAAGAACCTCTACCTTTTTTGCATTAGATCTTTGTTTAGATACAAGATCTAATACTTCAAAGACAAAAGGATTATTCGGTAAATTTGGAATTGCAGAAACTTTAACTGATTGTGTCTTTGAAGCAGTTTTTTTAACTGCTGTTTTTGCTTTTACTGTCGTAGTCATAGTTTTACAAAATGTTGAATACTATTAATGATATTTATTGGTTATTTTCTTCGTCTTCTTCCATTTCAAAATCGTCTTCAAAATATCCTGGTTCGAATCTTACTGATACAATTTCTTCATCAATCAAATCCCCATCCTTGTTATAAAACTCTGGATGATATGCAATTTGCTTTGGACCTTCTTGGTGAGTCATCATATAGTCTCGTGCGACCCAACCAAGAACTACTCCCACTATGAGAAATAATACAGTTAAAAATGAAGCGATAACTAAACTAACTGCTAACATTGGTTTTCTCCTGGGAAACTACTTTTTCTTCCTTGATTTTAAGGAAAATTCAAAATAGATAGTTACTTCCCGATTCAGAAAGCAAACTATCTTCTCAAAAATGAGATGGAATGGTTGAGTCTGCTTTCTTTTACCTCCGTTGAGTATCAATTCAACACCACGATTGAAATGATCTTCAGTTTTATTTAGGTCTGGCATTATACGATATGATGTCCTTTGAGATATTTTACAGTATCAGCACATCCTCCTATTTTTTCGCCTTCACAAATGACTTGAGGGAATGTAGAATTTTCACCAAACTCGGCATAAAACTCTTCTTTCGTGAAGTGTTCTCCTAGATTATACACCACAAAGTTACTTCCTGTCAATTCAAGAACCTGTTTGATCTTGTAGCAATAATCGCATCCTTCTTTAGAATATACGGCAAAGTTCATATGTCTATCAATTAAAAAAGTATTTAACAACATTAGTTACATCAGTATTCACTGATTTCATTTGAGTAACTAGATTTGGATTCACTAAATCTGGATGAACCCACCATTATCAAGAGCAAGTTTTACAAAGTTCATATGATGTTTTTTATCATTATAAAGGATTTATACAAAAATCACAAGGATTGGAAGAATATTAACTAACTTAAAATATCAATAAACTCTTCGGGAAGATGACAAGAAACTGCTAATGAAATAAACTCTTCAATAAGTTCTGGAGAAACTTCTACTAATGAAAGAAGGGAGTTCCATACAAGATTAAAGTCCTCATATCTTCCACTCTGCAGTTGAAAGAATGCCGCAGGAAATGTAACTCCCACAACTGGAGCAATCGTTAGAACTTCTCCCAGAAGTCTATTCAATTCGGCAGATGAAAGTGCTGTGGATTTGAAAGTATTCCAGTCGGGAGTTTCTCCAGAAGTGGATATGGGTTCATCGGTTTCCTCTTCTACTGGAAATTCAAAAGTAGTCCAGTCAGGAGTTTCTCCGGAAGTAAGTATAAGTTCACCAGTTCCAAATAATGTCTCATCGACATCTTTTTTTACAATCACAAAATTTTGTTGTGCCGCATACCATACTGCCTTATGAGTTTCTGGATTATAATCTCCTTCCAACACTGGATTTCCATCCTCATCTAAAATCACTTCACCATCTTGATTAACTTTTTCGGCAAATGGTTTTGGAAACGTAATGGGGCCCACCCATCCTAATGCTAAAAGTTGTTCTCTACTTAATGATTGAAGGTCCTCTCTTACCGAACCGTCATCAAATCTCCAACGGTTTGGAAGTTCTTGTGGATAACCTTTATTTGGAGGACTATATTGTTTCATTTTTTATAGTTTTTAGTTATTTAGTGGAGTTTGACTTCACTATAAGTGGAGTTTGTTCTTTCATTAATTTGTTTTTTAATAAATGCTCGTTGATCGTTTGTGATATATACTTGTCTTGCGAGTTCTATAAAAGTAGAAGAAAAATCTTGTTGTTTCTCTAGTTGTCTTATTTGATCTTCAATGACCCAAAGTTTTTCATTGACTTCTTTGAGTGCTTGAAGATCTTGTTCGTCATAGACCTGATGAGTTTTTGCGATTTCTGTAAGATCTTGAAGTTCTTTGATAATATAAGAATTATTGGAGTATTGTGATTTGATTTGAAGTATGGTGATTTTATCTAATAGTTCACCAACTGATATTGGAGTTTTGATAATCATAGATTTCCTCTTTATTCTATAGAAAGTTAAGGTTCACATTGACTCGACACTTATCATCACTACAAGTAGTACTACAATGAGGTCTAGAAGCATCAAAAAGTAATAATCTATTTTTTACTGACTCTACTTTCACCGTATCTCCTAAAATTGTCAGTCCATTATTCGTATTGAGATAATAAATCGCACCAATGTTTTCATAATCATAATCAATATGATTACTGTGTTTTTCTATTTGTTCCGTAGAGGGATATAAGTTCGCTTTGATTCTTATAATTTTTGTTGGATTTAACTTATTCAATAGACTCTCAAAGATTTCATAAGTCTCAAAAAGATGCGTGAAATAATAAGACGAAGTAATCTTTAAGTTCTCTTGAAGATTAGATACATTTGGTGTAAGATTCCAGGAGAACTCACTATTTAGAATTAAGTTTTTGATTTTTAAAAACTCTTCCTCACTTAAAAAATTATCATAAACTTTATACATACCGACCGAACTTTGATGAGACTTCAGTAATCTTTCTTGCAACTACAGATTCTTCTTTTTTGCCTTCAATACGATTCACAATTTCTTTATAAGCATTTTCAATTTCTTCATCAGTAAACATAATTCTCTCTTCATTCAATCGTGTTGCAAGAGAACTATCCATACTACA